ATTATTCTACTTCTGTTAAGTATTTATCTTCAATCCATTGGTCGCTATCTTTGTAATTCACACGAGACCAACCGTTTCGTTTTTCGTAAACACGGACACGAGTTCCCTCTGCTACAAACTCTTTATCCTCGCTGTTAAGGTCTGGTTGACTTTCTAAATAGTAATCAATGCTTACTGTAGCTTCATAATATGGCGTGTCGCTTTTCGGTAGTTCTACATCTTCATCTAAGATTGATTTTTCAACTACTTCAGTAGCTGTTGTTTCACCGATTTCTACTTCACCGCTTCTTAGCTTCTTGATCCTATCGATAAAGTAAGCTTTACAATTAGCTGTTCCGTCGCCATAATAAGCACCGCCACCGCCGTGTAATTCCATTGAACGATGAGGGCAAGCTGTGGCACTAAATTCGTGGTGTAATCTTACAGTATTTTCATTCACCGGTAAGCCATAAGATTCTAGTAATTCACCGGCAATCATAAGCGTTGCGTCTTCATTAGCGATAAATTCTTCATCTGACGCACTCATTGATTGACAAGATTCTAGTCCGATATAATTGGCGTTTCCTTCGTAAGTCGCTGTATGCCATTCTTGATAATTGACGGGTTGGAATACAAGCGTATCGTTTCTATCTACATAATATGCTGCAAAGCCCGTGTCTAGTGTTCCGTTGTTCACTTTTGCTTCTAATTGCGATTCCCACGCTTTCGCTCCCCAACTTGACGCATCGTTGTGAATTACTACTCCTTTTATTGAGTTTTTAGGTGGTGCGAAATAAATTCCTTGTTGAAAGTATGTGCTGTAAATATCTGCCATAGTATTATTCTCCTTTTGGTTCTGTATAATTTAAGGCTTGTTCACTATCTGAAAAACCTTTTGTTGTTGGGTCGTTGACGATACCGGCAACGCCAAGGGCTGTTAATAATGTGAATATTGTATCAATCACGTTATTAACATTATCGCTTAAATGTTCGATGTGTAAATCATATCCGAAAATCGTCGCTAATTGTTTTACCAATACTAATAATCCGGCTACGAATGTTAATACGAAACGTTTATTTTTTAGTCTCACTTTCCAATTTATCATTGTTTTCACCTCCTTTCTATGATATAGTTGTTATGAAAATTGCCCAATCATCATCAGTTAAGTAACTGAATGAATTAATGTAAACTCCTAAACCATTGTTAGTTACAGCAAATTCTTCAAGAAACAATTCAATTTTTAATTCAGTGATGTCTGTTCTAAACCTTATATACTGTTGTGGTGTTGATGTGTTATATGTATAATCGTCGCCACCTTGTGTTACTTCTGGAAAGATAATTTGTACTTGTGGTGTTGTTGGTCTCCAACCGAACGAAGCCATTCCGTTAAATACTTTTAAATAACGTGTAGTTGTGTTTGCGTCATACAGATTATTAAATCTTATTAAGCCTTCAGTTGTTCCATTTGTTACTTTTACATGAACTATGTTGTTGATACGTCTTAATTGAATTTTTGAACCTGTAAACATATAGCTTGTAACTATATCAACCCAACCCGTGTCGCCTTCAATTACTTTCCAACCCGTTTTAGTTTTTATCCACTTCAACGCTCCGTTTGTAACATCTTCATCGATGTAAGTTGTGCCAATTGGTGCGTCTTTTCCGGTAGGAAAGCCGTGTCCTCTTAACTCTGAACCGCTCCCACTCGGTTTATTTTCAAGAACCGTCAATCTACTCTTAATATCCGTGTCGTTATATGGTTGTGGTAGTTCTGACTTTTTAGCATACTTCTCATGTTCTTCTTCATCTAAGAAAGCTTTTCTAAGTTGTTCTTTAGTAACTAAATCTGAAGTATCAACTGTTGGTCGACTATTCCTAAGTTCGTCTAACTGTTCCTTAGTGGCAAGTTTTGAAATATCCTGGTGTTCAGTTAAGTAATTCTTACCTTCTAATTGTGTTTCTGTAACATATCCAGCTAAAGATTGATGTTCAGTTAAATAATGCTTGTCTTCTAATTGTGTAGTTGTTACAAAATTACTAGTATCGATATTAGCTGTTACCGGTCTGTCTTTTAATTCTTTGATTTCCCTTTTAATTTCGCTGTCATCATAACTTGGTCTAGCTTCTAATTGTGTAACTTTACTAGCGACATCATCAACAGATTGTTTTGTAGCTAAATTTGATATGTTTTGATGTTCTGTAAGGAAATTAGCACCTTCTAAAGCTGTAAGACGTTGCTTAACGTCGCTATCATCATAAGACGGACGTTCTTCTAACTTAGTAACTTTTTTCGCTACTTCGTCTACTGCGTCCCTAGTTGCTAAATTGCTTATGTCTTGGTGCTCCGTGATTAAATTCTTTTTATTTAGCTCGTCTTCGATAAACCTTGGTAATGTTTCGTTATTAACGAATGTTTCTTTTAACGTTTTAATTTCTTCATTTAATACTTCCCTTGTAAGAACGTTATCAACGTCAACAATCATACTATTGGCAAAATAACGTTCTTTTATTGGTTTATTTTTCGCTCTATCAAGTTCAGATATTTTAACGTTGAATTTGAAACTGAAAACGTCAGCGTCTTCGTCAGTATTATCTAAATATAAATGGCATTCAACGACCTCGTTTTGTGTGATTAACGATGTATCAAATTTTACTTTAATCTTATTACCTTCAATCACTCCGTCAGTAGTCCAATAAGACTTACTGCGTGTAAACTTAAATAACGCCGTTACTTTTTCCGTTGTTAATGTCGTGTTAGTTATTTCAAATTCAAATAGTCCGTTATTCCTATCATGTGAATAATATTCACAAAACGTTTCGTCGATTTGTCTTGAGTTTGTTGTATTTTCTAAACTGATTTTTATTAATTTTTTCATCTGTTTTACTCCTTGCTGTCAAATGCGTCACGTATCTTTTCTAAACGTCGTTTTAGTCCCTTGGGAAACGGCACGCCAATTGCTGATAGATTTTCAATCAGTGATACGCCGTAAGTCGCAATGAAAAAGATTATAAACGCCGTCGCTACTTCTTCAAAACCTATATATATTAAGTAGGGATATACTGTCACTACCAAAACTAACACTATTAGATGTTCGATTAACCCACGTCTTCCTATTGTGGAGTTAATCGTTTTTGTTACCCACGCTTTAGCAAGTCCCGTTATAATATCAAATACTATTATTCCGGCGAAGGCATGAACATATATATCATTAAATATTTCATAATATCGATTAACTAATTCCGTCATTGTCATATACAATTATTCCACTTCCTTTCAGAAGCGGTATAATACCGCTCCTATTCCTCTTTTTTAGCAAGTTGTTCATTTAATGTAGTTATTATTCTGTTATAACTATCGTTAATTTGAACTATTTCTTTATTTTTCCACTCGTTTAATATATCGGATAATATTCCGACGATAATAACCGGCGGTAATTCATAATCTCTAGCTGATATTTCTACAAATTTTAAAATATCGCTTTTTACGTTTGAAATTTTAGCTTCTATTGGCATTGTCATTATTAAATTCCTCCTTATAGATAACCTGTTGTTGAACTGATTAAAATACCATTTCTAAAGTTCAAGTTTCCGTAAACCCAATTTATTCCACCGTCACCCCTACTAGTAATTGAATGAATGATAGGTATGTTTCGTGTCACACCGTCCATAAAAACTAGACTATCACTCATAGTTCGACCATTTTCAAGTAAGTTATTGTGAAAGTTTACAGTACACCAAGCGTTTAATGAATCAACCGGATTTTCACCAACTTGTACAGATGAATACACCCACTTCCACGTTAAATACTCATCTGTCGCATGTTCTCGGTAACCCCAACCCATGAAAGCCGACGTACCACCGTATCCATTTTCTAAAGAGAATTGAACACCTTTTAATCGTTTATCGTTAGCATAAGTTGCTGTTCCCATGCTTCCTAATCTTTTACCGTCACGCCAAAACGTATAATCTCCACCGTCTATCCTAGCTTTTAAAATGTTTTGGTCACTTGTGCCGGCGTAAAAATTCAGCCCACCTTCTTCGAACTGAACATATTCAGAAATCTCATTCCAAGCTACCCTTACCGCCCTAGCATTTTGGGTTAAAGTGGTGCTGAAATTATCGGTTGTTACAACATTCTCAATTTTATCTTTCATCACTTTAATAGATGCTTCAGTTTCTGTTTTAGTTAAGTAATTAGTTGATAAAGTTTCTTTAACACTTAGACTTACTTCATTTTTAGCTTGGTTTAACATCGAGTAAATATTAATTTCTTCGTTCTGTTTCGTATATCTGAACCCTAGATTAACTTCATAAAATCTAACGTTAGTAATCTGTGATTTGTCAAAATCTCTTGAAAATTCTAAATACACAGCCTCTTTATTGTCATTTGCTTTACTTGAAATTCTTGTAAATAACACGTTATCTTTTGCAGTCATTGGTTTATAGTTGTTGTCGGGAATAGTCTTATACGTATTACCTGTGAGAAAATACTCATCAATACCAATCGCCATTACACTATTGTTAGGGGCTGTTGTGTCAAACATCACCTTATAATAGCGACCTTCTTTAAACTCATTTTTCAGTTTAATCCCAACAATTTTTCCGGCTCCACCGGTTACAACATCGAATGAATTATCCTCTAACCCTTCGTTGTAATCTCCTTCCCAAACTTCCACGTTTTTAACTTCCGTTTCATTCCCTAACGGCGTTAGGTTAATAGTTCTTGTTTCTGTAGGTACTGTGAAAGTAAACATGTTAATACCGGCAACAAGTCGCTTTCTTTCACCGTTAAATACTCTTAACTCTTGATTGTTGGGGAAATACCTAATGTCAGCTACTAAGGTGTAAGTAGTGTTAGGTTTCATCGGTTCAAGTGTCGTATAAGTTAAATTATTACCTGTTTTCTTTTCGGCGACATTCAGAAGTGATTTACCTCTAATAGCAACCTTAAATTGTTTATCTTTCAGTTCACCTATTTGAGATTTAAACTGTTCTAACGTCGTATCAAAAGTTTTATACTTGTTAGTTACTTCTTTTATTAACTCGGGGTCGGGTAGATTATCCAATCTAGCAAAACATGTAGTCTTTAAGAACTGATATTCAACGTCTAATTTAATATTGATTGTCGTTCCGTCTTTTTCACCGTTCGAATAATAAACGTTGGTAAGTTCACCGTCGTTATTATATGTTGCGTTCTCTTGTGTTTTGTTAAGACCACCACCCCAAACTTTAGCTGTAAGGTTGAAACCATTAGTGACTTTAACGCCGTCGTAATAAACATCTACAAAGAACTTGACGTTATTAGTTCTTTTACCTTCATAAGTTCCGGCAACTCTTACGTTAGCCGTTAATGAATGTGCTTTTAAGTCTTCGACGTTCGGTATCCATTCAGTCGGTACATCTCCACCTACCGACATATACGGTTCAGCAACTTTAAAATGTCCGTTCTTAGTTGCGAAAATATAAAATATATTGTCAGCCGGTGAAGTAAAATCTTGTTGGACTGTGTAAGTAAATTCTTTAATAACCCAAGTATCCCGAGGTGTTCCACTATCGAGGTTAAAGCCGGTCATCTGTCTATTACCTACGTGAGATTTTAACGCCAAATTAATTCCGTTATCTACATTAACATCGCTGTAAATGTAGATTGGTAATCTGATTACAATCGTTTCACCACGTTTAAATTCCTTCTTAGAACTTCTAAATGAAATACCTTTCCAACCGTAACTTGTTAACCCGTTAACGTTGATTTCTACAGAATTACGACCGTTAAGGTCATTTTGATTAATTGTCGGCGACGCTCCGTTTAGTGTGTAAGAAGCACTACTTTTAATTTCGGTATTAAGTAATAAGTTGAAATTAGACGCCGATTTTCCGTCGTCACCCTTCAATCTAACCCATTTAAAAGCTTTCTTATCAGTCGGCGTAACCGGTGATGTAGTCCTTGCTATTCCCATATAAGCTTTTGGTTCACGTCCGAAATTACTACCGTCAGCATTATCTGAATATACTAAATGTGTATATTTGTCGCCGGTAATTGATTTTTGTTGGATATCGAACCAATCAAAGTCACTAGCTGTTGGCGTTCCATTTTTAAATACATAACCAAAATATCTATACTTGTGATACTGTGCCGGCTCGTTAGTCGGATAATCTGTGTAAGGTCTTTCGCTTTCGTGAATTGTATACCAATCTACTTGAATACCCGTCCAATTTTCGTCCTCCGGTACTAATATAAACTTAAATAACACATCATCTACGTCGTTACCGGTTGTAAATACTATATTCTTAGTTTCTAATGTGTTCCCGAACTCTAGTTGTCCCCAAGAGTACTCTTGTGAAGTCTTGTTGTTTCTGAAATAAGCCCATAATTTGTTGTTATTCCCTTTTGCTCTAGCTGTAAGGGTGTATTTAGTGTTAGGTTTCAAAGAGAGAAACATATTCGCTTGCCAAATATCGCTAATATCATCATCGTTAGTAATATTTACACGAGGTCTATTTTTAGCAAGTAAAAACGAATTGTCGTCCGGTTCAACAACGGTAAAATCTAACCCGTTTGTACTATTGGCGTAACCTTTGTACAGTTTCCCTTCAAATTTAATCTTAGTCCAACTATATTCGGTCGGGTCGGTCGGTGCGGTCGATTTACTACCGGTATAAACCCCTATATATTGGGAGTTAGCGTCATCGTTCATTTCTCGACCGTCGGAAAAGTTCGAATACTTCTTAAAAACGTATGCATTCTTTCCGTCCGAACCTTTTAATTCTGCTTTCTTGCTTTGGTATGTCTTTATGCTTTCTTCATTAGCAATCTGACGAATACCGTCGGCACTAATCGTTAAATCATTTACTAATTTCTTAGTTTCGTCTTTGGTTATAAAATCTTTTCTAATACTAGATTGAATAGCGTCTCGCATTTTAGTAAAGATGTTTTGCGTATTGACTTCACCGGCTTCGAACTGTTGTCTAAAACTTTCATCAGAAACCAACGTCTTAATAAACGCCTTATCAATCAAAGCGTTTTTAATTTCAGCAAAGTTCAATTGAGCTTGAATAGACTTAATCATTTCAGCTTCTGTTATTATCGTTTTAAGACGTGCGATATTTCCTTCAACTGCGTCAAGAATTCTAGTCTTGACTATTTCTGGAATTTCGCCGTTCGCTTCGAATAAAGCCTTTTTAACTTCAACCGCACCCTCTGAAGCCTTCGCTATACTTTGCATTTTTTCCTCGAGCGATACTCTATCAAGTCTTATTAGTTCTTTTAGATTTTCTTGTATTTTTAAACCGTCAACAAAACTTTCATTGACGGCTTCTTCGATACGTTCACTTAATTGGTTTAATGATTTAACTTGGTTTAAATTAGAAACCTTTAACGCTCCAAAACTTAACTTTTTATACTTCTTAGCCATTGGGCTATACTCGTAAGCTACAACTTTTAATCTTTTGTCAATCCCGAATTCGACGTTTCTAAACCATACCGTATCAAATAAGTTTATTCGTCCTTGGTTGCGGTCGATAACAGTAACAGTTAAATTATCTGACGGAAAGTCAACCAATGTTTCTTGGAAATATCTTTTCCCATATTCGATTAACTTTTCTTTGGTGTCTATCTTGTCATCGGTCACGTTTAAATAACCCGTGTAAATTCTCGGGAATTTGCTAATATTTGGACTATCCACAATTGCCGTTAAAGTTTTTTTCTTATTTTCACCTAAATCGATTTCAGTAGTTAGTCTAAGTCTTGTAATAAGCTTTTCTGTGCTTATCGTATTATCTAAGTTTTGAACGTTTTTCTTATTCATGAATAAGATTTCCGTGTCAACTCCGGCACGATATTTTAAATTTAACAAGAAGTTATCTCTTATTAATTCACCGCCCCATTGTCCTAAAATACTGCGTTTATCTTTTGTTAAGACCTTACCGGCTGTTGTGTTGCTAAGGTTAAGTGTGTGCGTTTGCGTAATATCACTATCAAACACAAAGTTACTTGGTTCGTTAATTCCACTCGCTAACGCCGTCATAACACGCTTACCGGTCGCTCTATCCACCGCTACGGTGTCAACTCCGATATAATTTATATCATCAGTGATATGTTTTGCATAAACCCTAATATAACCATTTAATTTATTTACTTTTTTATAGCTTTATTC